CGCCGTTTCATCATAAGGATAGGCTCGTAGGGTGGCTTTCTGCGGAAATAGATCCCGGATGCGATAGGCAAGTCGAGCTCCAGCAGCTTAATCAGTCCGTCCTCCGGCGGAATGTTATCATCGTCCATAAATAGAACTCTGTCCGCCAATGTTTCGTCCACGAAACTATCCATAAGCGTCTGTCTCGACTGGTGAATATAAGTTCGCGAGCAAGTTGCCGTTGCAAAACTTATCTTCGGATACTTCTCTCTTGTTTTAAGGATCATCGCGATTATAGCTGTTGTGAACTCAATCGCAGTTTCACCACGCCCCGAAGGTATGGCAATCAGTATTTTCTCCTCCATTGTGTTTCTCGTTATTTTTTAATATTCCTGGCCTGCTCCCCTCGAAAGAGGAGCAGAAAGGAACTAGGAAGCCGCAACAAGAACTCGATCACCAAGAAGATGAACAGTTTTGAGGGCATCCGCAGTATCGGTATATGCTTCACACGCGATCGCTACTGAATTTACGGAACGAGCCGTAGAATCAATAAAGAAAGCTGTTTCGGTAGTGACGACTTCAAGATAGTCGTCCTTTGCGATGTCGGTTGTCCCGTCGCAAAGCGCCTTACAAATACCTCTCACTTGACACCACATAAACTCGGCGGCAGCGCCGGCAAGTTTAGGGGTGACGGCTATCTCTTGATAAACCGCTAGGGTCACAGGAGCAACACCTTTGACCATTACTTCCTCATCGCCGTCGTGAGTGACAACGAGAGGACGACCGGCTGCATAGGTGGCGGGAACTTGCATATAAACAAATTCATTTACACCTTGACGCTTTCGCGCTCCTTGCGCGCCTACTCCGTCGACCGTTTCGACAGGAGCAGTTAATCCACCTGTATTCATAGCTTTGAATCTTAACTAATTAACTCTAGTGACCAATCGCGATCATTCTCCAATTCTTCGTCGCTGCTGGGTTGGTGACTGTCAGCGTGACAATTCCTCCGGAAACAGTCGGGTTGACTGTTTTATCCAGCAAGTCCGTCCATTGGGCCTGAACGTGATCGATCGCGCTTAATCCGGTGTCGACTGTACCGGAAGTATCCCCACTCGCGAAAGTTCCCTCACAAATGACAATCTTCTTATTGCCAAATGTGGTTTTTTTCGTGCTTGATACTGCAATAGCCATAATTTTACACTTTGGATTTACAAATTAGCTACAAACTAGGCAGTCACGCCTCGCAATACACCAGACCGGCGCGGTTGGGTATTGATCATATTGCCATACCACAGGATGAATCCGACTTGTCCGTCCTGGTTGGTGGGTTCTCGAAGCGGAGTGACAGTAAATCCTTTGGAATCGGTCGGGTGCTTCGGGTGCTTCATATAGTAGAGATCCAAATACTTCTCGTTAATGAAGTACATATACCCAGCCGTACAATACTCATCGGCAATCATCGGAACACCACGGAACGACAGGGCTTTCATACCACCATCTCCGGAGTTATATCCGCTTGCCTCGCTTTGGAATCTCACTTGCGGTTGAAGCAGGGCTTCATACGCGCTCCAGGTCGCCTCATCGGTCACAATGATCGAGGGGCTGTCCTGTCCGGATTTACAACTATCAAACATAGTCGCGAGATCCGAAAGCATCAGCGAGCCAACCGAAGCGGTATAGTTCGCTTTCCACCAGGTATAGGTCGAGCGAAGAATATCGCCATAGGTATCGACATTCGTTGAATTATCGATAGCCGCGATCAAACCGGTGAGATTCTTTGAGCCGTTTCCAGTTCCGTCTTGGAACAACTGCGCTCCAAACTTGTCCTCAAGGCTCGTGTGAGCCTCTTGCATTTCAGTATCCATAAGGTCGGCAATCTTTTCGCCGCCGTTCTTCGCCAGGTCAATGTTCGAAAGAACAATCGGCTGGTAAAGCTGTTTGACTTCCCACTTCGCTCTTGTGCGGGTTTTTTCTTGGCCCGTATCAAGAACTTCCAATCCAGAATATGAACCACCTTGTGAGTTCTGTCTGAACTTCACAGGCTGCTGGATTGTCGTTCCACCATTCCAAAGTTTGGCAGAATTGAACAAGCGACCCAAAAACGGGTGGTCTTTTCCAATCTGGTCAACTATCTTTGGCAGAACTTTCTCCCTCGTAATCGAGGTGAGATTATCCCAATCTCCGTATGCCATTGCTTTTAACTTTATAAATTAAGCTACGCCTGCCTCCCGATAAAGGTCACCAAACGACTTCCTGCCGTCGGTTTTAGCGTCATAGGGCTTTGTCGCGGGCTGTCCGCCTGCGTTCCCTCCGCCAACTCCGGCTGCATTCTTTTTCCGATTATCGTTGTATTGAGCGTCGCCAGTCGCCTTTCCCGCCGCCACATATTGCGATTTAAGTATCGTAATGGCTTGGGCAAGGTTTTTGGCATTGAAGTCTGCGGCTATTTTGACCACTTCTTCTTTGTGATCCCGAAAGAACGGGTCAGTCTTTTCGTAAAAGCGAATCTCTCCCTCGACTTCCGTCTTTTCTTTTTCCTCCGCCGTTTTTGCCTCCTCGTCGCGCTTGGCGATGATTCGGTCGACTTTCTCTCGCTCTGATAAACCTTCAAACTCCTCGTCCTCGTCCGGTTGCCTGACTTTGGATAACTGATCTTCAAGTTCTCTATTCTTCAAAGTCAATTCGTCAAGTGCTTTCCGATCTTCTCGCCATCCCTCTATAAGCTCCGTGAATTGTTGAGTAGGCTGGGCAGGAGGTGTGGGCGTTTCGCCCTCCTTTGACTGCTCTCCCGGGGCCGCTGGCGTTTCGCCGGCTTTCCCTGCTTCGTCATTCGCTGGTGCTTGCTCGCCAGGGTTAGGATTGGCGGGCGCTTCTTGTTTGTCTGCCTCTGCAACTTCAGGCGGGTCTGAAACAGGCGCGCTGAAATTAGGCATTGCTGGCTCACTCATTTGATTGATGTTTAATGTTTATATCGAAATTACTATTTCGCGTGCTTGGAGTATTTATTCTGCTTCTTTTTCTTTCCGCGTTTCGTTTCGAACATACTCGGTTGCGTTGCTCCCGATTCTTTTTCTATCGCTTTCTTGTATTTATTATTTTTCATTGGATTAAATAAATTGTTATTGTGTGGGTTGCGTGCCTTGCTGTTCCGTGGCTATCTCTTGGCTGGCTGTTTTCACTTTGCCCTCGGCCGACAGTTTCACGAGCGTTGCTTTGTCAACTCTTGCGTGCGCTTCGAGCAAATCCATATCTTCTTGTTCCATTTTCTTCTTCGGATCTTTTAAGAATTGGAAATGCAAGGAAATATGATCTTTGTCCACCAATTCGGGAGGAGTAGGCGGTATGTTTTGTCCCTCTCCGGATTGGAATGCTATGTTTTCTTGGTTGGCGCGCTCAATCGGGTTATCTGTTCCGCCGCCCGGGCTTGTTGTTTGATTTTGCATATCTGCCATTATCTGATCGGGATCTTCATCGCTTATCTTTCCGAATTGCATAAAGTTAATAAGGCGGTCGGCTCTCTCTGTCGGGTTGGAGTATTCCAAATCTTTATAGAACGAATACGGATCGCTAGCTTGCGCGCCCCAAATAGCAAGCGCCTGCTCTTGTTTCACTTGTTTTGAGCTCGGTGCGGTTGAAAGAGGTCGTAGGATCGGCTCTATGCCCTCCTCAATGTCGTGCCTGGTCAGTTCTATCATCTCAATGCCCTCTTTCGCCCCTAGTTTCTTGACATAGTGCGTTTCTGTATAAAACATCTTCATCAGTTGAATCCAACCCTCCCAAACTTCTTTGATCGCTCTCTCGGCTGATCTCACTTGATAACGGACAGGCGTCTGATCAGCTTGGAAATTCATTTTGTCTTGGCCCAGCGTGTTGGCGTTCGCCGCTCCTCGGGAAACATCGTGCAATCCAAACACATCGTCCATATATCTTTCGTCGTGGAACATATCTTCCATAATGCTTTTAGGAACTTCTCCGCCCTTTTCAATATAGACAGGTTTCGGGATGGTGGAAAAATCGGCTGATAGCACTTGGTTCGGCTCGTCTGTGATCGCGTCAATTTCTTCTTCGCTGAAAGAGTTGCTGTCAACAATGATTTTCTGGTTGCAACCTCGCAAATTATCTTCAATCTGCCTCTTCTTGTTTATGTATGATATTAAAACCTCTTTGATCTGCGCAATTAGGTTGGTTGAGTATTTATCGCCCAGAAGTTTTATGCCTGGTATCTGCACAAATGGTTTTCTCGGCTCGGATAGAAAGTTTATGATCGGATTGAAAGCCTCGAGGTCTTGCGGATCTACCAGTTCTTTCGGATCAATGCCGGTCTGCTCGGCTGTCGTGGCGACTTCCGGCCGGGCTTGCTTTATCCAATCACCGAATTGCAAGGTCGGATCTCTGTATTCAAAGTATGGGTTTTTCTTTTTTTCCAAAATAAGCCATTTGCCGTCCTTGCCCATTACTTGCACGACATTCAGATCGTTCTCCCAATAACTGTAAAGGCGCGCCACAGTGCCTCTGCCTCCCGACTTGGTGTTTGCCCCGACTTCGCCCTCTTTCGGCTTCACAGCCTCAAATTTGATGCCCTCGTATAGCTCCTCGTAGTTAGCTTTGTACCACTTCCGATTCTTCATCGGATGATAGATAAAATACTCTGCGTCCTGAATGCCGGTGGCTTCCGGTGAAATCGTGCACTCGTCAATTTTCAATCCCAAAACATCAAAGTCGTTCTTGTCATAGTTCCAAAACCAATGCAGATAGCTGTCGCGCCTGATCCAAGTTTCAAACAAACATTCGGCCATCACATCATTGAAGTTCGTCCGCATCATTCCGTATTCGATATTATCCGAAACATATCCGGCTTTCTTTATGCTCTTGGGCTGGTCTTTGGCCGGTGCGACTTCACAGATAGGCGGATTATCAGTAGCCAGGCCGACCATATTGCGAATCGTGAGGAACACTCGATTGAGCACGGCCTTTGATTTGTACTTGGCAAGGTCGATGCCGGCAACCTTGTCGATCTCGCCTTTGAAGATCTGCATATTTTCATCGCCCTCTCTCACAATCTTATCGTGCAAGGTCTTTGCCTCGCTCAATCGCAGAACAACCTTGCTAGCCAGCAGTTCATCGGAATCTTTCTCAATGTCGAGATCCGCTTGGGTGTCCTCGTTATTCGTTGGATTTACTTCGTAGGTATCAATCATACTTTCAATAAAATATCCTTAAATTGCTTTTGCGCGTTGGCTAGATATAATCCGTGAGGGTCTGTCTTGTCCTCGGGCTTGAATCTTTGCTTGACTGTGCCTCGCAGTTCCGGACGGCTCATCAACGCATATCTTGTTTCGTCCATTGCGTGATCGTCGAGTTTCAAAGGATCTTCGGATTTGTTTTGTTCCAATCCCTCTTTGTTTTCCTTGTAGCGATAGCGATCAAACTCCCAAATGGTTTTCTCGCAGGTATCAAAAATGAATAATCTCGGGCTTCCCTTTCTCTTTGTGACTGGGTGAATGCGCTCCGGATCGACTTTGAGATATTCTCTCACTCTGTTTATTCCGGCTTTGACATCGCTTCTTCCCAATGTAGTCTTGATTCCTGCTATTTGATATTCTTTTTGAATCTTATGTCCGCTTGCCCCGCGCCTGTTATTCACGGATGGGTCAATCACGGAATACTCAATCTTTTCCGCGCCGGTGAACTCTTTGACCTTTGCAGCGTGCGTGCTTACCATTTCTCCCGCTTTGTAGTATTCACGATATTTATAAACATTGTCGTCGTTATCGACTGTATACCAGCCCCAGGAATTAGGGTTGGTTTCTCCATAGTCCATTGCTCTGAATTTCAGCCACTCTTTCGGAATCTCAAACGGCTCGATGACGTGTATATTTGGG